TCTCAATCTGAATTGTATTCAGAGCTGCTTTTGCATTTTCACCCTTTACAGTTGCAGCTGCAAGGTTCCAAGATCTATCAATGATACTTTTAATTGAAGCCAACTGTCCACCGTCACCCAATTTTCCATAGAAAGCAAATATGTTGGTGTTGAATTTAGGTGTTGCATCTTTACCAGACGCTATCTTGTTTGAATATCCTTGAAGTGACCCATCACCTAATGTTACAACAACGTCTGATGGATTGTTAGGTGATACGTTTCTTGGTTTTGCTTGGGGTGTCCAGTAAACTCCACCGATTCCTTTATCTTTCAAATCTTTTCGTATTGCAATAGCATTGTTTCTTCCAATATTGATATCTCTTTCTGGTGTTTGGTCGGCATCTATCAGGTCAACTACATCTGAAAACGTAACTGGTTTACCAGAACCATACATGACACCTGTTGGTCCTTTGTTGGATGTGACATATTTTTGTAGAGCTTCTGGTGACATCATAGGTTGAACAAGAAAATACACACTCATAAATTCATTCACGTTTGAAGATTGAGTTGCTGGTTTTCTAGATGTCATACCTAGATGTCCAACTGCACTTGATTGTGCCGCCTTTATAAAATACGGAATAGTTTTTTCTTTACTATCAATTGAAAGTTGAAATGTAAATGCAGCTCTACTTGATGTACTGTATATTAACTCTCCCATTCCTTGATCTACACACTTGAAAAATAAATCTTTCTGTGTAAATTTTTGTTCCTTATATTTCTTCGATAGAGCGGTATGTGATGATGCTATGACAGCAGACTTCATAACATAAAAAGGATTGAATTGTCCTCTTTGTTGGTAGTTTGGAGAAACAGTAGTCATCCTTAGTACTCTTTTTTAGAGTTATTTAGAGATCTCCCTCCTGTCTGTTCTCTGAGTAGAACACATCAAAGCTTCCGCCTGGATATCTTTTCTCTAGTTTCTTTACGTTTGTCGCAACCACATCATCAAAAGATACTTCTAAAGCCATACAAGCATTTGCAACATACCACATGATATCACCAAGTTCTGTAACCAAGTGATGTTTGTTCGCATCATTCCAAGGCTTTCCTTGAAACACCATCTTCTTTACGATCTCTGTAAACTCACCAGCTTCAGCAGACATACCAACTGCAGCGGTAAGAAGTCTCTCTATATTAGCACCCTGTCCATCTAACTCAACCATACGGTCAGCGAGATTAACAAAATCTTTTGAAGCATCAGATGTTACAGCGTCAACAAAGGCCTCGTACCTTTTAAAATCAATAGTCATTAGAATTTCAAACCAGCGAATTTACTTTTAATTTTTTTGGTTTCTTGTTCATTATTATACTCTATCTCCTGTCCACTGTCAACAATATCCTCTTGAGCACTCTGATCTACGTCATATAGTTTCATCTTTGCACGATCAATACCTAGTACAAATCTCTTGTTCATGGTTGGATCGTTGTATCTATTCTTCAACTGTTTAACCATTACTTGATTTACCTCCTCCAGCTCCTCCGTACTAATAAGAGCAAACATGAGATCAGCAGTAGCGGGAAGGCCAAAGGATTCTGACGTATCAGTAAGGTCAACATCACTAGAACTATAACCAGAACGAGTCGTCTGAGTGGCGGAGACGATAGGTACATTAGTTTCCACTGCAAGACCACGGAGCTCTTCAGCAATCGCCTTAATATAGGAATACGAGTTAACATTTGATCCAGCCCTGTAACGTGATGAAGCACATATGTTTAGATAGTCTACAAATATGATGTCTGGTTTGAATGATTTCTTCAATGCAAGTTCATTCAATAAACCTTTGAAGTGTCCTGAGTGTGCGGCAGCAGTTGGATATTCTTTGATGATAAGATTACCTTGAGTCTTCTCTGACAGTTTAGTAACCTTCGTTTCAAACATCTGACGAGGAATATCTGCCAACTGTTGAACACCAATATTTAGAAGATTAGCATCAATTCTTTCTGCAATCTTCTCCTCAGCCATTTCAAGCGTGATGTATAGTACGTTCTTGCCTTGGAGTAACACACTGCTTGCGACATGACACATAAACAGAGACTTACCAACACCAGTGCCAGCGAGAGCAATATTGAGTGTTTTATTTGGAAGGCCACCCTTCGTAATCTTATTGAAAAATTCGAGGTCGAATTGAATTCTGTCTTCCTTTCTATGATAGAAGTCAAATCTTTCACGGTAATCCTCTAAGTAATCGTGTCCAACATGGTTATCAAATCCGACAGCGAGTGCGTCTGATAAGATAGCAGGGATAGCATCAACACCTTTCTTGATATCATGTCCATCTGCAATAGAGATACTCTCGACCAGTGCAAGATAGATTGCTCTTTCTTTACACCATTTCTCTGTAGTATCTATAAGCCATTCATCTGATGTGGGAGTCAGTTCAATATCGTTTAGATAGGTTACTATCTCCTTATAGGTGTCATCATTTATATCTTTTCTCTTCTCACATTCAATACTTAATATCTCTTTCGTAGGGCATTTATCATAGGAAACAATAAACTTGGCACACTCATCAAATATTATTTTTTCATGTGTCTTGTCAAAGTAATCTGGTTTTAGAAAAGGTAATACCTTTCTTGTATACTCCTCATTCGTAACTAGATTTTGAATGATAGTATTTTCAATAGTTTCCATTAATTATAATGAAGATAAGTGCTCATGATATATTTTGGTTTCCCTGACTTTACAGGCAATCCGATGTGTGGATACTGCCATGTAGGTGGAAACACTAATACTTTACCAGTTTCTGGCTTAACTGTCAAGTTATGATAAGGAAATGTAGTCTCACCGCCTTTAAAATCATCATTCAGATAAACAAGAAAGGCAAGATACCTTTTTGCACTCTGATGATCTTGAACGTCTACATGAATATCAAACTGATCGTCTGTGCCTGGATCGTATTTTTTGATTCTTAGTTCTTCAAAATATACTTTGTCTGGAAACCATTCTGTATATGCTGGTAATTCTTTCTTATATTCTTTTAAACCTTCCAACACTTTATAACACAGAAGTTGTGTAAATTTTTGATAGCCTTTCTCTGCCAATTCATTTACATTGACCTGAGTAAACTGAGGTGTAAGAAAATTATCTATTCTTTCCTTAGTTTTGGCACCATCAAATGTGTCTATAAGAGTTTTACATACGTCTGGAGTAAACAAGGGATATGTTCTAATGAACTTATCCATAACTAAACTCTTCTCTGGCTGTCTCCTCCAATTTTGCCATAACTTCTTCGGTAAAATACTCGTCAGGGTTAGCAAGAATTTGTTTTCCGTAGACTTTTTTGCCGTTGACTTCGTATCTGCCTGCGACATTTTTCCAGAGTCCACCAAGTTCTCCTAGTTCTAAGAGTCCATAGTATCTATCTAAACCACGTTCATCATAGTAGAGTCTGATCTTAACAGTTTTATTCTCTTTACTTAGACGCGACTTAGCAGTCTTTGCTTTGATAATATTTCCAACGACTTCAGTTCCTTCCTTTTCTTTAGCTTTGCTAAGATAGATGATTGTACTAGCTGCGTACTTGAGACCGCTGCCTCCACCCATTTCTTTTGTAGGGACGTAAGAACCAATGACATCGTAAGTGTGATTTGTAACTATGAGAGGAATATTTGCTTGTCCAAGTTTAAGAGTCAACATTCTAAATGCACCTTTGACAAGTTGTGATTTAGTCATGTCACGAACTTGTTTGTCATTCAAGGCATCAGTAATCTCTTTCTCAGTTGAAAGCATACCGAGAGAATCAAGTACAAACATACATGGTTTACGTTTGTCTTCATCTGTCTTAAGGTATATATCAACAGCCTTCAATGCTTTTGATCTAAACTCTTCAATAGTTACCACATTGACAACCACGAGCCTTTCGAGATCAATTCCTCTAGACTCAAGGAGTCCTCTGTTGACAGCGGCTTCTGTATCAAAATATAAACAATACCCATCAGGATTATTGTCAAGGAAATTTTTAACCATAGCGAGGCTGAAAAAAGTCTTTCCAGTAGAGCTCTCGCCAGCAATAGCGGTAATCTTGTTCCTAGATACACCGCCAAATATAGACCCTGATACAAGGCCGTTAAAAATGTACGAACCTGTGTCAATAAATGTTTCAGTTGATTCTGCCTCGGAGGCAAGTTGGGTGTACTCATCTCCAATCTCTTTTACTATTTCTTTTAAAAAGTCCATGTTAATTTTGGTCTTGTTTACATTCTACCATATTCCACAGTAAATTACCAGCGATTGATATTCTTGGTTCTTCTGTGTTATAAAATGGATATACTTGATGGTGTAGTGACGAAGGAAATACCATCATAACTCCTTCCATTTCTGGTTCCATAAAAATAGGAAACTCTACCGTGCTTCCTAATATATTTGAGTATGTGAACTGGAAATCAGATGCAGCATTTGAATGAAATGGTAGATTATGTTGATCCTGATAGCGTGTAGGTATCTTCATCCAAATTACGAATGATGTAATACCTGTATGTGCATGTTCTGGATTGAACTCTGTCTGATATTGGTAGTTGACCCACCAATTCATACTCAGTTTTGCTTCAAATTTTTCTCTGAGTTGGACATCAACAGGCGGTGCAAAGTTTTTAGGATCGCTAGAGACTATCTTATTGGTAAGAGGGCCTACTACAGTATCTAAAAAGAAATTATATTTGTCTTTGAGACCTAGACTACCTGTAATATTACCAGCAAGTCTGTAACTGTAATCATTACTATTATCTACATTATCCTTCTCTGCCTGTCTTATGACCGTCCAGAGATATTCCATAATGTCATCAGATAATTTAGTTTTATACAGGGGAATGTTTGGAAATTGCCATGGTTCCCATGCTATTTCAGTCATCTCTCTTTGGATAGTAAACTTCTACATAAGATTCACACTTA